CCGGGCAAGGTCACCGAGTACGACGCGACGACGCAGACGGTCACGGTCGCGCCGCAGGTGCAGCAAGCCGTCCAGGATTCGGACGGGTACTGGATCCACGAAGACCTTCCTGCGATCTTCGACGTGCCCGTGATGATGCCCGGATCCGGCCTGAACGGGATCACGACGCCGATCGCCGTCGGCGATACGGGCCTCATCCTCTTCTGCGAACGCGACATCGGGCAGTGGCGGTACACCGGGCAGTCCTCGAGCCCCGGCGACCAGCGATGCCACTCGCTCGCGGGCGCCGTGTTCCTGCCCGGGCTCCGGCCCGTTGGCGCGACGTCTGCCGCGAACCCGACGCACATGGTCGTGACGCTCGGACCCGGCGTGCAGCTCCTCGTCGGCGAATCGGCGACGCAGTTCGTGGCGATGGCGAACCTCGTGACGACGGCACTGAACACGCTGAAGACAGCGATCACCAACGCTGGAACGACTCCCGGCGACGGCGGCGCGGCGTTCAAGGCCGCGCTCGTCGTAGCGCTCTCCGCATGGCCACCGGCGCTCGCCTCCACTACGTTGAAAGCCGAGTGACGATGGACCTCCGACTCGACACGACGACAGGCGACCTCTACCTCGACAGCACCGGATCGACGACCTCGGTCACGGGTCGCGAGGCGATCGCGCAGCACGTCCTCATCCGGCTGCGCTTCTTCCTCGGCGAGTGGTTCCTCGACCGTCGCGAGGGCGTCCCGTATTGGGAACAGATCCTGGTCCGCAACCCCGACATAGCCGCCGTCCAGGAGGCGTTCCGGCAGACGGTCGCTCGGACGCCGGGAATCGCGAGCGTCCGGACCCTCGTCCTCGCGCTCGATGGACCCTCGCGAACCCTCACGATTTCCAGGCTCGACGCGGTCACGACCGAGGGCGAAGCGATCACGGCGGACGACTTCGGACCGTTCGTCCTCGACGACGCCGGGTGACGTCCGTACTCTGTCCCGCATGCGATGGATGCTGGTAGTGATTCTGATCGCGGGCTGCACCGAGTCTGCCGTGCGAGTCGATGCGGGACACGACGCTGGTCACGACGCCGGACAGAACGGACCCGGAGATTCCGGATCGCCCATGGATTCCGGGACGGACGCGGGGCCGATCGCGGACAGCGGCGTCGACTCCGGTCTGGCGTGCGCGTGCTCTGGCGTCTCGCCGTGCTGCCCCGATGGGTGCAATCCGGCCCCGATGACGACCGAGTGCTCGAGCGTCAACGGTCCCCAGGACTGCTACCCCGACTCGTACATCGCCCCCGGTTGGCGCGGCTACGACGAGACGGTGACCCACTGCGGAGCGGCCGGAGCGTGCGACGGAGCGCAGACGGTGATCGAGCATCGGTACTCGTGTCCGGATGGGTGCGCACGAATCGTGGCGCTTGGGCAAGCGAACTGCCTGTAGGATCGGCGGCGCGTTCGTCGCCCGAGGCCGACCCCGGACGAAAATCGGCCTGACGTGGCCCCCTCGCGTGGATGGCCGGACTCACATCGACGGGGTTCGAGGCGAAGACCCTCGAGACGATCAAGAGCGAGATCGAGGCCGATGAACGCGCGCTGATCTCGCCGACGATCAACACCGCGACCGCGAGCATGGTCGGGCAACTCAATGGCGTCTTCGCGTCGAAGTGCCGCGAGGCATGGGAACTCGCCCAGGCCGTCTACAACGCGATGTTCGGCGACTCGGCGAGCGGCTACGCCCTCACGCTCCGGGCCGGCATCACCGGGACAGAGCGAGAAGCGGCGACCCCGAGCACGGTCGTCGCGACCGTCAACGTCGACCCTGGCACGTACGCCGCCGGCAGCCTGATCGCTTCGGTCGCAGACGACCCGACGGCGAGGTTCTTCAATGCTGCGGAGATCGTGAACGCCGGAGCGGTGGCGGCGAACGTCGACGCGACCTTCGAGTGCGAGACAACGGGCGCGACCCGAGCGAACTCTGGAACGCTGACCGTCATCGCACAGGCGGTCTCCGGATGGAGCTCGATCACGAACACCGAGGACGCCAGCCTCGGAGCCGAAGAGGAGTCCGACGCGGCACTGCGGATCCGGCGCGAGGACGAGCTTCGTGCCGCCGGCTCGACGACGGCCCAGGCGATCCGGGCGGACTTGCTACAGGTCGCACTCGTCGAGACCGTCACGATCCTCGAGAACGACACGAACTCGACCGACGTCAACGGGGTCCCTGGGCACACCGTCGAGTGCATCGTCTTCGGGCCGCAGTCGCCGACCGATGCACAGAACGATGCCGTGGCCGAACAGGTCTTCGCCTCGAAGGCGGCCGGGATCGGGACCTACGGCAACACGTCGCGCACGGTCACCGACGACCAGGGGACCGAGCACACGGTCATGTTCACGCGCCCGACCCTTGTCGACGTCTACGTGGAGATCGAGCTCGAGGTCGACGCCGACACCTACGCCGGGGACACCGCGGTGCAGGAGGCGATCGCGGACGCCGCAGCCTCGCTCTCGCCCGGCGAAGTCGTGCGCGCCCGCGTCCTCGCCTCGGCCGCACTCGACGTCGCAGGCGTCACCGACATCGTGACCTTCGGCATGTCGACGGCGCCCGGCGGGCCGTTCCTCGACGCGAACGTCGCGCCGACAGTGCGGCAGATCGTCGACATCGATACGGCAAACGTCGCCGTCACGGTGGCCTGACGTGCCGTTCTTCCCCTTCTCGTTTCCGTTCGCGTGGCCCGGCGACCTGCCGACGTACGCGCCCGGCGACACGCCCACGTTCGGCGATCTCGTCTACGTCGACGACCACTCGGACGAGGCGACTGCGCTGCTCCTCGAGCAGTTCCACGACCTGCCGCTGATCGACGGGATGGTCCGGTCGTACATCAATCGGATCCAGGAGCTCGAGGACCAGATCTGGCAAATCCTCCTCGCGACCGATCTCGATGTCGCGGTGGGTGCGCAGCTCGACGGTCTCGGAGACATCGTCGGCGAACCGCGGCGAGCCCGATCGAACGACGTCTACCGCGCTGCGATTCGCGTCCGGATCATGATCAACCGGTGCGACGGCAAGCACGCAACGATGCTCCGGATCCTGACGACGTACCTCGGGATCGCGTCGGGCGCTGGCACCGTCGAGCTTCGTGAACCGGCCGCGGCGGCGCTCGCGCTGAACGTCTACACGGTCCCCGAGTCGTTCGCGGACCTCAGCGTCATCGCGAATACGATCAAGCCCGCGGGCGTCAACCTCGATGCTCGAGCGGAGACCAGCCTCTCGCGCCCATACCGCTTCGGATGGAGCGGAGGCGCGGTAGCCGGCGTGAGCGGCGCAACCAACGGCGACGGCTGGAGCGGAGACGCGTCGGTCGGTGGCCTTCACGCAGTGAGGATCTGAGATGGCCTTCCCGACACCACCGAGCGAGCCGATCACCGAGATCGCGACCGACACGAACTACGACGTCCCCGGCGAGGATTGGGACGGCGAGCCCACGAAGGTTGCGCCGACGACCGCGATCGAAGAGCAGGGCTACGTTCCCGGCACTCCGCGGCCGGCCGACGTCGACAACTGGCTCTTCAACATGATCGCGAAGTGGCTCGCGTACCTCATCCTGTACGTGACCGAGCTCAAAGACACGTACGCGATCGGAAGCGTCGCCGCGGTCACGGACAACGCGATCGTTCGATTCGATGGCACCGGCGGGAAGCAGCTCCAGGCGAGTGGACTCACGATCACGGACGCGGCGGAAATGGGCTTCGTCGCGACGAAGGCCCGCACCGTCGTCATCGGTCCAGATCGATTTCGATGGGAGTCCGGGTGGAGCTTCGATGAGTCCAACGCTTGCGTTGTGAGTTCGGCTAACTCAGCCGTGGCGCGCGTCACGCTCGACATGATTCCCGAGGGCGCGACAATCACGAGCGTACTCGCCCTGGTGGACCCAGGAGCGGCGCGAACCGGGACGGACAGGATGCGCCTTGACGTCCCGGCGACGAGCGGGATGGTGTTCAGCGGGGCCGAGTCGGTTGGGGTGGGCACGCTCGAAGCTGGCCCGCTCTACGATGACGAGTCAACCGACCTGCAAGGCATCGGCATCGCATCAGGTGGCGCCATCGTCGCCGCCAAGTCCGCCGGATACAGGTACGTCCGGATCACCGCCGGCAACGACGCGGGCACGAACTTCGATCGCATCTACGGCGTCCGCGTCATCTACAGCGACCCCGGCACGTCCTACCGCTGACCCCGGACGATTTCGGTCGGTAGCGCGAACGTCGCGCCATGGCGTTTCCCGACGATCTGCCCGCACGCACCGACGAGTCGATCGGTCGGACCAAGGTCAACACGGGGACGTATTCCAACACGTCGACCCAGGCTGACGCGGGCGAGTACAACCGGCACCTCGACACCACCATCGCCATCGCCACATCCCTCGGCCTCC